AGGGAATTAAAATTATGGCAACTTTAGCAGAAATCCGCGCAAAATTAAAACAAGCTGAATCACGTGGTTCAGACAATTCATCAAGAACATTTACAGATAATTCTATCTATCCTTTCTGGAACATACAAGAAGGTAAAGAATCAGTATTAAGATTTTTACCTGATGGTGATCCAAATAACACTTTTTTCTGGGTTGAAAGACAAATGATTAAACTTCCATTCCAAGGAATTAAAGGTGAAGCAGAATCAAAAGAAGTAACCGTGCAAGTACCTTGTATTGAAATGTACAACGATGGTTCAGTATGTCCGATTCTATCAGAAGTCCGTGCATGGTTCAAAGATCCAGCATTAGAAGTTATGGGTCGTAAATATTGGAAGAAAAAATCTTATGTATTCCAAGGATTCGTAACGGAAGATGGTCTTAATGAACAAGAAAAACCAGAAAATCCAATCCGCAGATTTATTATCGGTCCACAAATCTTTACCTTAATTCGTTCAGCATTAGTTGATCCAGAGTTAGAAGATTTACCAACTGATTATATCAATGGGTTAGATTTCCGATTAAAAAAAGGCAGCAAAGGTGGGTACGCTGATTACTCTACTTCAAACTGGAGTCGTCGTACTCGTCCATTAGCAGATTATGAACAAGAAGCTGTTAATCAACATGGGTTATACAATTTAATTGATTTTTTACCTAAAAAACCTGGTGATGTTGAGTTAAAAGTTATTAAAGAGATGTTTGAAGCATCTGTTGATGGTGAAGCATTTGATGCAGAACGTTGGGGTCAATATTACAGACCAGCCGGTATGAGCCAGCAAACTGGTGATCCAACTAAATCAACTGCAGCAGCTACAACACATGTTACAACTTCTACTCCAACGCCAGTAGTTGAATCAGCTCCAGTAGTTGAATCAGCTGCAATTGTTGAATCAACTCCAGTAGTTGAATCAGCTTCAGCGAGTGGTGACAATCGAGCTGCTGATATATTAGCTATGATTCGCAGCCGCAATCAAGCTCAGTAATATCAATATAAAGTAGGGAGAAGGATCTCCCTACTTCTTTTCACGGAGGATTTTCATGGCTTCTAAAGCTTTCGACTTAACAAAATTTAGAAAAACCCTAACCAAAAGTATTGAAGGATTAGGTGTAGGATTCAATGATCCTACTGATTGGGTTTCAACAGGAAACTATGCACTTAATTATCTCATTAGTTCCGACTTCAATCGAGGCATACCACTTGGTAAAGTAACAGTATTTGCTGGTGAATCTGGTGCTGGTAAATCATATATATGTTCTGGTAATATAATTAAACATGCTCAACAACAAAATATCTATGTAGTATTGATTGACTCAGAAAATGCATTAGATGAAAAATGGTTACATGATTTAGGTGTCGATACCAGTGAAGATAAGCTTCTTAAACTTAATATGGCTATGATCGATGATGTAGCAAAAACCATTAGTGAGTTTATGAAAGGTTACAAAGAAATGGGTGATGAAGATAGACCTAAAGTATTATTTGTCATTGATTCACTCGGAATGCTATTAACACCAACCGATGTTGACCAGTTTGAAGCTGGAAATTTAAAAGGTGATATGGGTAGAAAACCTAAAGCACTTACCGCATTAGTTCGTAATTGTGTCAATATGTTTGGTGCACAGAATGTTGGATTGGTCGCGACAAATCATAGTTACGCCAGTCAAGATATGTTTGATCCTGATGATAAAATTTCAGGTGGACAAGGTTTCATTTATGCCAGTTCTATTGTTGTTGCTATGCGTAAATTAAAACTAAAAGAAGACGAAGATGGGGTTAAAACCTCTACTGTAAATGGTATTAGAGCAAAGTGTAAAATTATGAAAACACGGTACGCTAAACCATTTGAAGAATTAGAAATTAGAATTCCATATACCACAGGTATGAATCCATATAGCGGTCTAGTAGATTTTTTTGAAAATCAAAAATTATTAGTTAAAGATGGTAATAGTTTACGATATGACTTTACAGATGGAACATCTATTAAACAATACCGCAAAGAATGGCTTAAGAATGCCGGTGGATGTTTGGACTTGATGATGATTGATTTTTCAGAAAAACCATTAACTCGTTCCGTAGTATCTGATACTGCCATTGCAGATTATGATGTTGATTACGAGACTGGTGAAATTACAATTAATGAAGATAATGGAGAATAAAACGATGTTGAATGAAGCACAAATTGGTGAAGTATGGATGTTATTTGCTGACTATCTTGATAAAAAACAAATTGATGTAGTAGCAGAACGGTATGTCGAATTATTGGCAGATTTAGGGGTACGAGACCGAATACTTCAAAATGCAATCGGTGTAGATGCAATTCTTGATCAAGCTATTTCTTATTATTTAGAAAATGATGAGGAAGAAGATGAAGATGATGACTATAAGGAATTAGATTTTTAATGAATTGGTATTCTCAGATAACGAGAGATATCACTAACCTTCCATCATGCATTGATTATTTCGAGGATGAATTAATCAATGCATCTTCAGAATGTAGACTTATAGGAAATATAGAAAAGGCAGCAGCAGCGATGCCAGGAATAGTTGAACATAGATATGGGCAGCTACAAGAAATGGAAGCTATATTAGAATACCTTAATATTGAATTACGGCGTATAAAAGCGTTTCATTTTAGAAAATACCTAGAAACATACAATCGAATGTTATCACAAAAAGAATGTGATAGATTCGTAGAAGGTGAAGCAGAAGTTGTAGATTTCGAAAAAATAATTAATGATTTTGCATTGATAAGAAATAAATGGTTAGGAATTACCAAGGCATTGGACCAGAAACAATGGCAAATTACCAACATCGTAAAATTACGAGTGGCTGGAATGGAAGATGCCACAATTTAACTAAAAGTCAAGCAAATGCTTGACTTTCTTTTAACAATATTGTATAATACTTGGTATGAAAACAATAGACCAAATACTTAGAACATTAGTAAACGATCCACAATTGGTGTCAATTTTACAACCTGCAGATGTAAAAGCACTACGCGGATTAGTTTCAACGATTGATAATCATGTATTCCTTACAGCAGGTCAATCTCAATTCTGTTTATCACTATTAAACACTATTAAATCATCTATTAGGGGTATTGAACCAGATATATATGATGCATTATTAACCCCTACTTGGTCTAAACCATTTCGCAATATCGAATATATTAAAAAAATGAGTATTGCCACTGATGATAATACTGGTTCTAAACATATACTTATTGAATCTAATTATTCTAATTCATTCAGAAATTTTATGTTAAATTTGTATAAAACAGTACCAATGACTATGATAACTAGTGGTAAAGAATTTCATTCTCCACTCACTGAACATCATATTGTTGAATTAGTTAATTCATTATCCCCATTAGGGTTTGATATTAGTGATGAAATTTTAGAATATTATGATACAATATGTTCATGGGATCAGGTAGAAATTAATAATCAGTTTACATTAACCAATATAGCGGATGATGCAGCACAAGCAATTATTATGGATGATATCGGTAAAAACACCAACTTAGATTCATTGATTGTTGCAGATCGACGATTAAGGCATCAATATCAAATACCACAACGCTTATATGATTTTTCAGCAGACCCATCATTAACTGAAATTATAGCAAAACGTTCTACACCTAAATTATGGATTAATAATACCAAATATACATTATCTGAATTAATTGCATCATTGCGTGAATTAAATAGACTGCCTATTTTATTTGTATTTGAAAATACTGATGCAATAAAAACCTGTGCAAGTTTGTACGGATTATCAGATTCATTAGTTGAAAATAATATTACCGATGGGGTTGGAATCTATTTTAGATTAGATAATAGTTCAGGTAAACAATTTAATACCTTTATTGCTGATCATAATTACAATCAACAATTAGATAAGGATTTAACAATCGCTGGAATTTTAGCAGGAACTTTACCTAAATTTTTCTTAAAATCTGATTGGGAACCAAAAACTGTAATAGCAATCAATAATAACTCGCTGGGTGTGCCCTCTAAAACTGCAGTTTATGCAACTCGTTGTGATTTAATCATAACATATACAAAAGAACAACCAATAATGCTTAATTCAAGTCGTTGGTAATATAAAATATCGTTCTAGGATGAGCGAATTAAAAAAAGGGAATTATGACAATAACATTAACAATATGTGATGAAGTAAATATTAAAATTACTGGATTACCGCTTGATGCAAGAAAGAAATTGGCTGCAACATTTAAGTATGAAATACCATATGCCAAATATCATCCAGCATATAAATTAGGAAGATGGGATGGAAGTGTTAGTTTATTTGGTTTAGGTGGCAATGGATATCTAAGTCAATTAGAAACCATACTTAGTATTCTCAATAAAATGGGTGTTCAGATCGATGATGTTGTAGATGAAAGAAACCCGATCTCATTAAATTTTATTAAAATCACAGAAACATATTGGGCAGATCAAGGTAAAGTATGGCCAAAAGGACATCCATTTGAGGGTGACCCAATAATGTTACGTGACTACCAAGTCGATGCAATTAATCGATTTTTAGAAAATCCACAAAGTTTACAAGAGATTGCTACTGGAGCTGGAAAATGTCAGCCCTATTCTAGTAAGGTATTGACAAATTTCGGTTGGAAAACTATGGGGGAGTTACAAGTTGGTGATTATGTCATAACACCAACCGGTAAACCAGCAAAGATACTAGATACATATGAACCTGGTATTAAGGATGTATATGAATTAACATTTAGTGATGGTAGATCTACTAGATCATGTGGTGATCATATTTGGAGAATATATAATATTGATTGGAAAAGATCAAGTACGGGTCCATATCGAAATATTTCAACTAATGAATTAATCAAATTAAAATCATCTACTAAACGTAACATCGGTATTCCATTAGTTACGATGGAAGATGATAATGTTGATATTATGTTACCAATGGATCCGTGGTTGCTTGGGTTTTTATTGGGTGATGGTAGTTTTAGAAATAACAAAGTTTCATTTACTTCTGCAGATCAAGAGTTAATTGATAAGGTTTCATCGAAATTGGATGTTAATTACAAGGTTAACCATATATCCAGGTATGATTATAATATCACATTTGCAACCAATGAAATTTTGCAAGATACTAAATCCAACTACCTGAAAAACAAAGATAGAAATTCGAATGACAATATTACTGATGTTAACAGTTCATTTCACAAATATGTACACATTTTAAAAGAACTAAATTTGATGGAAACATATAGTCATTCTAAATTTATACCTGAAATTTATTTCACTGCAAGTTTAGAACAGAGATTTGAATTAATAAGAGGATTGGTTGATAGTGACGGAACCATTGATAAATCTAGTGTTACTTTCACTAGTACTAGTTTAGAATTAGCTAAAGGATTTCAACAACTTATTCGTAGTGTTGGTGGTATTGCTAAAATAAAACATAAAACTAATAGAACATATATGTATAATGGAACTCGTAAATCATGTAAAGATGCCTATCTTGTTACGACTAAATTTCCGAAACCTTGGATTCTTGCTTCATTGACTCGGAAAGTTAATGCTACTAATTTTAAATATCAATATGGCAATACATTGAAACTTAATGTAACTGATATCAAGCAGGTATCTACTGAATGTGTTAAATGTATTTTAATCGATAGTCCAGATCATTTATATATTACAGATGATTATATTGTAACACACAATACTATTACCACCGCCACATTATCTCAAGTATGTGAACAATTTGGTAGAACTATTATCATAGTGCCCAATAAATCATTAGTTGAACAAACTGAAGAAGACTTTATTAACTGTGGTTTAGATGTTGGTGTTTATTATGGTGATCGAAAAGATTTGTATAAAACTCATACAATATGTACTTGGCAAAGTCTCAATATTCTAGATAAAAAAAGTAAAAATCAAGAACATGATATATTAACATTAGCTGAATTCCTAGATGATGTTAAAGCAGTAATTGTTGACGAAGTACATATGGCTAAAGCAGATGTGTTAAAGAACTTATTAACACAAAACCTTTGTAATGCTCCCATTAGATGGGGATTGACCGGTACTATACCAAAAGAGAAGTATGAATATGAAAGTATATTTGCCAGCATTGGTCAAGTAGTTGGTGGAATCAAAGCATATGAATTACAAGAAATGGGTGTATTATCACAATGTCATGTTAATATTCAACAGTTAATAGATATTCCAGAATTTAGAGCATATACTGATGAAGTTAAATATCTGGTAACTAACGAAGAACGGATGAGATATATTAGCAACTTAATACGTGATATTACTAAATTTGGTAATACCCTAGTATTAGTTAATAGGATTGACACTGGAAATTTCATTATCAATGAAATTGAAGATTCTGTGTTCATTCATGGTAGCGTTAAGACCAAGGACAGAAAAGATGAATATGATGAAGTCAAAACAAGCGATAACAAACTTATTGTAGCAACATATGGAGTTGCAGCAGTTGGTCTCAACATACCTCGTATATTTAATTTGGTATTATTAGAACCAGGAAAAAGCTTTACTAGAGTTATACAATCTATTGGTAGAGGCGTTAGAAAAGCAAAAGACAAGGATTTTGTTCAAATCTGGGACATTACATCAACATGTAAATTTGCAAAGCGTCATCTCACTGAACGTAAAAAATTCTACAAAGATGCAAAATATCCATTTACATTAGATAAAATAGATTGGAACAAATAACATGCAAATTTTAACACTAGATAATATTTCATTCTCATTGAATAATCTTCCTGATGAGGTTGATGATACAACACGATTTGCTGTATTAGATAACAGTAATCCAATGGACCCAGATTTTTTCTTTGTTCCTCTTATATTTTTAGAATCATTCAATTCACCAGCAATGGTTTTGAAAATTGGTGATAATGAAATAACAATGCCATTGGATTGGTGCATTGCGGTAGGTGATAGTAATAGTGCAGCAAATATAGAAATACTACCATTGACCAGCTTAAATGATAGAGGTTTTGAAGCTTTTGTTTATAACCCACTAAGTTCATACCGATTAGAATTTCAACCTGTTGAAATAATAAATTTCTACAATGATGTAAAATGGTATTTTCCAAAAATGAAGAATGGACAGTTGCTATCAACTCCATTAACTTCTGGAGCTAATCCACCATGTGCTTATTTTGTAAAAGAAGTATCACGACAAAGTGAACTAATTCATCTTGATAGATTAACATAATTATAGTATAATAGGAAATATATGGGAAAGAATGCACACGTGGATTTATTTAAGGATATGATTCCTGCTATTGATTTAGCTATTAAAGAGTTATGGGACGCATCAACTGATGACGGTCGTAAAGATATAATCGGTGACTTGTGGAATCTTAATCGATACATTAGTAACGTGAAAACAAAAAATAAAGATGTACAAGAACATTATGTATTAGCAGTTAATGAATATTATAATAAAAACTGGAGTGTGATACAAAAGCACCCAAAGCTGTTATGGCTTTTATTGTGTATTTGTAGTTATGATAAAAAAACTACATATTATCATGAATGGATTGGTAATAAAAAGAAAGTCAATACAGATGATAAAAAAATAAAATTTTTAGCTGAAATATATAAATCTAAGAAACTAGATGAAATTGAACTATTAGCAACAATTATGTCTAATAAAGACATTAAAGAACTTGCCATGGATAATGGATTATCTGATACCGAAATTAATAAAATATTAAAATAATGTCAACACCTGCCAAACCTTATATTTGTCAATATTGTAACCATGGATATTCACGGGAAAGTACTTTAATAACACATGTATGTGAGCAAAAGCGACGAGCACTTGCTCAATCTGAGAAACATGTAGTAATAGGGTTCGACACGTATCAACGTTTTTACAAATTAACTCAAAATGCAAAACATGAAAAAACATATGTTGATTTTTCAAAAAGTCCATATTACAATGCATTTGTTAAGTTTGGTAGCTTTGTTAATAATGTAAATCCATTATATCCAAATCATTTCATTGATTATGTTATTAAAAGTGGGGTTAAACTAGATCATTGGTGTAGAGATGAATTATATGATAAGTATGTTGTAGAACTAATACGATCAGAAAATGTAGAAACAGCTCTACAACGTAGTATTGATCATATGCTACTATGGGCTGATAATAACAATTCTTCATGGAATCATTATTTTTTATATGTTAGTCTATCAAGAGCGACATATGATATTAAAGATGGTAAAGTAAGTCCATGGTTAATTTTAAATTCATCTACTGGTAAACAACTATTGAAACGATTAAATGATGAACAATTGCAAATGATAAGTCCAGTAATCGATCCACAATTTTGGTTAGTTAAATTTAAACGATTACAATCTGATACTGACATGGTTAAACACGTAATTAATGAATCAAACTTATGAAAGATTCAACACCATACAAAAAATGTAAGTGGGTATAAATGGATATTGATATTGATTTCGCTGATAGAAAAATTGCTTTAGACAAAATACAGCATATTACCGCATCCAGACAGACAGACACAATCCTAGTAGCACATAATACCGGTGTGTATGTTCATGAAATTCCTTATAATCCAATTTCTAATCTTAGTACAATTGATTATAAACAGGCTGAACAACGGGGATACTTCAAGATTGACTTCTTGAATGTACATGTATATAATGGCATTCGTGATAATGACCATTTAATTTCTTTGATGGAGACTGAACCACTATGGGAACTTTTATTAAACGACGAGTTTGTAAATCTGTTATTTCATTTGAACGGACACGGAGACATTCTGAGGAAGACCTTGCCGACTTCAGTGGAACAATTAGCTGCCGTCCTATCGATGATCCGACCAGCAAAACGTTATCTGATTGGGAAAGATTGGCCGACGATAATGAAAGAAGTTTGGGAAAAACCGGTTAATGATGGCTATTACTTTAAAAAATCGCATTCACATAGCTATGCAATGGCGATAGTTGTCCAAATGAATTTAATATGTGAAAACTTTACTTAGATTTTCTAACAAGTGTAATTGATTTACGTTTTACTCGCTTAATTGTTAGCTCCATTAAATTAACTACTGGACCTAAAATTATGCGAGTATCTTTGCTATTAAATGTTTTTACAATATAATTAAATGGGTGGATTTGATCTCGACAAAATATAGAAATAGGAAATTGTCTGTTAGATTCCCACCACCAAATCTCACCAATCTCTAAGAATAATTTTTTTTCTTCTTGGGTTCGTATCGAATTGTAATCATAAAAACTAGTTACATATTGATCCTGATTTATTACTATACCTATATATTCGTTACCACCATATGTGATCACACTGATAAATGGTAAATTGTTCTCTATATTATCTCTTAATGTTGTCATTATATTATCTTAAAAAGTCTAAATATTTATCATAACATTTCCGATAAATACATTAATTATAAGGATGTTGCTAGATGCAAAAAATATCAAGTTATTTATACCCTAATAGAATAGTATTGCTTGCTGATCTTGCAGGATTCAATGTGGAGTTTACAAACGTGTATCAAAGAAATGTAAAAATTTATAACGGAATCGACAATACGATTGAATTCGATATCAAAAATGCTGATCAAAAAAGAATAGATTTAACTACTATAAGCCAAATCAAACTTAATATAATGGATGCAAGTGGGTATGAATTACCTAATAGCCCCTATGATGTTGTACCAACATTAATTAAAGGAATAGCAACAGTAACCATTCCACAAGAAGATTTAGTAGACTTAGATAACCAATATCTAAAATATAGTGTGTCAGCACTTAAAGATGGTAAAGATGTGCTCTTGTATACGGATGCTAGATTCGGAGCAGTTGGAACTATAGAACTTGTAGGGGATGCAATGCCATTAATACGGGATTCTAAGATATATAATACATTTACCGCAGAAATAGACTTGAACGGTGTTCCAATCTATCACTCTAGTGCAATCCCTTGTAAATTCTATGAAGCAATACCAACAGAAACATTGAATTTTGATATCTATGTTACTAACTTTGCTGGTTCTATCTGGTTAGATGCAACTACCAACAGCACTATTAATCTTCAAGCATTCCAAGCAGCTGGTAAACCATTTGGTGCGTGGAACCAATCAGCAGCTGATGGATTATATACCGGTATTATACCATTTGGGACAAGTATTCCAGTCGGTGATTATGAATATTTTAGAGTATCATATCAATCACCTTCAGTAAATGGAGTGGGTGCTTCATTTGATGTGCGTCAATCTGGTACTACTTATTCTGTTGTAGTGCATAGTACTGGAACTGGTTATACGGCAGGTTCCATTATAAAAATTCCAGGGAGTCATGTTGGTGGTATTGATGGAATCAATGACCTTATTATTACAGTAACTTCAGTTCATGGGGTCAGTTCAACAGCCCCATCTAGTTATACTATTAGCTCTATTGGCGATATAAGTTGGACCGGAACCTCTGCTAATAATAGCAAATTCTTTCCAGCAGTAACTGGTGCCAATTATTCTGGTACTATTGACAAGATAGTAGTTTCATAGTATAATAGGCTTATTATGAGCCTAATACCTGAAACATTACATTTATTTCTACCAGCAAAACGTAAACAAACTCCAAGTGGTTGGATAAGTTTTAATGCAGTTTGCTGTGCAGACAAACGACAACGAGGCGGTTTCATCGTAAATGAAGGCGATGCCGTGACTTATCATTGCTTTCATTGCGGATTTAAAGCAAGTTGGCAACCTGGAAGACAACTTAGTAAAAATATGAAAGCGTTGATGCGTCATTTGGGCATTGCCGATGATACCATTACTAAGTTAAGCTTCGAAGCAATAAAATTACTTAATGAACAAACCATGACCTTGGATAACCAAATTATTCCAAAGTTTGACACCAGAGCATTACCATTAGATGCCCAACCAATTTTAAATTATATAGACAACGTACCAGAAAAGCTATTACCAGTTTTAAATTATCTCAATAGTAGAGGATTATATCTAGAAGATTACAACTTTTATTGGACCCATAGAACCGGATTTAATAATAGATTAATCATACCATTCTATTATCAAAATAATATTGTAGGGTATACAGCCAGGGCAGTAAATGAAGATAAAATCAGATACCTGTCTGAACAACAACCAGGTTACGTCTTTAACCTAGATAAACAACATGATGACAGAAAATTCATTATAGTATGTGAAGGACCATTGGATGCCATTAGTATAGATGGATGTGCATTATTAGGTTCAGAAATAAAAGACCAACAAAACTACTTGCTACAACAAGTACACAAACAATTAGTATTGGTTCCAGATAGAGATAAAGCAGGTCAAAAAGTTATTAAACAAGCACTTGAATATGGCTGGTCAGTGTCTATGCCTAATTATCCAGACGGCATAAAAGATGTCAATGACTGCGTAGTTAAGTTAGGCAGACTAGCTACTCTTTACTTGATAGTACAGTCAATACAATCAAACCCCCTTAAAATACAACTAAGGGAAAAACAATGGTTTAAGGATAAACAATGAAAAAATAATTCGAATTACAATATAACGTAAAAGTTTTTAATTAAGAGCAAGGATGCTCATAACAATATAACATGAGGGATTATGAAAAAAAATATAGATTATGGATATGATATACAAAAACTTTACCTAGAAATGATGATGTCAGATGCATCAACTTTTATAAGATGCCAATCAATCTTCGACCATACACTATTCGATAGAAAACTACAAGTCGCAGCTGAATTCCTCGATAAATATGTTGAATCATATGGGGTAATGCCAACCTATGATATCATCAACGCCGCTACCGGGGTTTCATTTAAATATCCAGAAAACCTACAAGAAGCAAACTACGATTGGCTTCTAGAAGAATTCGAAACATTTACTCGTCATAAAGGACTAGAACGTGCTATCCTAGAATCAGCCGATGACCTAGAAAAAGGAGAATATGGGACAGTAGAAGATAGAGTTAAAAAAGCAGTTCAAGTAGGTCTACAAAAAGACCTAGGCACCGATTACTTCGAAAGTCCTAGAAATAGACTACTAAAAATCAAAGATAAAAATGGCCAAATCTCTACCGGATGGAAAGCAGTAGATGATAAACTATTCGGCGGTATGAATAGAGGAGAACTTAATATCTTCGCAGGTGGTTCAGGCGCAGGTAAATCACTGTTCCTTGCCAATCTAGGCGTTAACTGGGCAATGCAAGGTCTTAATGTCATATACCTTACATTCGAACTTTCAGAAGAACTGGTCTCAATGCGGATAGATTCAATGATGACCGGTATAGCTACAAAAGATGTCTTTAAACAACTAGATGACGTAGAAATGAAAGTTAAAATGATCAGCAAAAAAGCAGGATCATTACAAGTCAAATATATGCCATCAGGTAAGAATGCTAATGATGTTAGAGCATTCCTTAAAGAATATGAAATAAAATACGAAAGAAAAGTTGATGTACTACTAGTAGATTACCTCGACCTTCTAATGCCAATGAGTAAAAAAATCTCACCAGCAGATCTGTTCATCAAAGACAAATACGTCTCAGAAGAACTTAGAAACTTGGCAGTTGAAAAAAATTGTATCTTTGTTACTGCATCACAGCTTAATAGATCAGCAGTAGAAGAAGTTGAATTCGATCATAGCCATATATCAGGCGGTATCTCTAAAATCAATACCGCTGATAACCTATTCGGTATATTTACCAGTAGAGCAATGCGTGAACGCGGTAGATACCAAATACAACTAATGAAAACACGGTCAAGCCCAGGTGTAGGACAAAAAATAGACCTGGAATTTAATATCGACTCGCTAAGAATATCTGATTGCGAACAAGAACAAGAATACGGAAATTCTTCTACTCAATCAGCAGGATCCGCTCTTCTTCAAAGCATTAAACAACGATCCACAGTAGAAGACCCAAAAATAACAGCTAATGTACAAAGCTCAAAATTGAGAAATCTTCTTAATAATCTACCAGAATAAGCAATATCATCTTCCATGCTATAGTAAATAATAACATGGAAGAATTTCAATACCACGCAAAATTAAAATGGCCAACCACAGATATTAATAATATAAAATCTTGGTTTACAGAAATAAACAATCTAGAAGATTGGCTTAATTCCCACATAGGAAACCATATGCAAGATTGGAAATATATCAATAACTCTAATAACCTCATCATAGGATTCAACAAACCAGAACACAAAACATTTTTCCTGATCGGTTATACTAAATAATAATATGAAAATAAATGAACTAACTGGTTATAAAAACGACCCACATTACCAAAAAGCTGTCGAAATCTTTAAAAACTATAGACTAACAGTCGGACAAAAATTAGCAACTTTCTCAACCTATATCCAAGAACAAGGCTTTAAACAACTAGGTAAACCAGGTGTGTCAGGAATGGCCTTCGAACATCCAACCTATCCTTGGGTCTTCAAAATATTTACAGATGATAACGGATACCTTCACTACTTTAACTACGCTAAAAATAACCAACACAATCCTCACGTACCCAAAGTAAAAGGAAATCCACTACCAATTACTTCAGATTCATTCATGGGCAATACCTACCTAGTAAGAATTGAAAAACTACAAGAAATGCCTCATAACCTAAAAATGAATCCACTTATCGGTATCATTACTAGCATAGACTCAAAAGAAGACCTAACCCCAGAAGTCAAAACTACTCTTAAAAGAGCCTTCCCAGAAATAATAGAAGTACTAGAAGATATAGTTAACTCAGGATTCTCAGTCGATCTACACCACGGCAACTTAATGATTAGAAAGAATACAATCGTTATAACCGACCCACTACTAGGATAAATTAATGAAAATATCAGAATTAATAGATCAAGAAATACTAGAACAACTTACTTACTTCGGTAGACCTTGTACACAAGATTGCTCAGGTCATAAAGCAGGTAGAGATTGGGAACTAAAAACCAATACCAATAATAAATCCAATACACCAAGTAATAGCTTTAATAACGGTACAGAAATCGCTATAAACCATCGTAATGCCGGTACACAAAATCAAATTTCAGGCGGCGTTAGACAAAATGGTAGATTCGCTAAGTTTAAACAGATTCCAAGATCACAATATAAATAACCATCCTTACCCGGGGAATTTTCATTTCACGCTAATAAAAATTCCCCCCAGCAAAAAAATAGCAAGGTACTTAACAATCTACCACACTTCCTTTTAATGGGGGATATTTTAAGGAAGAGATAAACAAGAATGTAGCTCACGGGACGGCAATCCCCAACTACTTTAATACTGAAAATGAGTATCAACATGGATATTTATCACATCGCTTTCAAAAAACCAGAACATAAAACATATTTCATTTTAGCTTACGATAAATAAGAATATGAAAATTAAAGAATTAACCGGATATAAAAGCCATCCACATTTCCAACAAGCATCTCAAACATTTCAAGGTGATTTGAGCGCTTTTAAACCCCGTATTGATAAATTGGAACAGTTTCAAAAATATATGTTGGATAACGGATTTAAACACCTGGGTACCGGATCCTACGGTTCAGCTTATATTCACCCAACTTATCCCTGGGTTTTAAAAATCTTTACTCACGACCCAGCATTTTTACAATATATTAAATATATTAGAACACATCAACATAACCCAAATGTCCCAAAAACTACCGGACCTATCATTAGAATCAACGAAAATACATTCGTGATTAGATTGGAAAAATTAGAACCAATTGTTGGTAAGAATCTTTCAGATCTAATGGCAGTTATTAAACCACTATTCTACGCACGTGAATTAACAACTGACCAAAAAGAATTCCTACTGCAACACTATCCAGGTATTTTTGAAATTATTGACGATATGGATAAATTACCATCTCAACCCGAGTTGGACCTACATAAAGGTAACGTCCTATTACGTAACAATACCCCAGTTATCCTAGATCCAATCGTCGGAGCTACTTATGAAAATTAAAGAAATTACAACAGTTCTAGTTGAACTCAGAACAAATCCAAAACAGAATTCCAAAATTTCTGAAATGGACCAACTGAATCAAGCACTTGAGAAAAACGGTGGAAAAATGGATAATCTTTTTGTTAGATTCACAGATGATAACAAATTAGGAATTAATCCACAACATTCTTATGCAACCCCGTTTGGGATATGTGCATATCCATTTGAATATGTGTACAAACGAAATTTAAATGTGCCCTTTGCCGGTGATAGAAAGTTTGTGGTAATATTCACCGCCGATGACATGTCAAATGCATTGGATTTACAAAATACACCATTACAAAAGGCGAGAATAAAAATTATAAACGCGGCTGCTAAAGTTATAGACAATGATGAAAGTAAAGAACTAGTCAAATATAATATAACTTCTTCTAGAAAATTATGGTATAAGATTTATAATATTGTTAGAAGTAATAGTGAAACCCCTAGAGAAGAAGGAATCACGATGATGAAAATTCTTAAAACAGCCGGTTATAATATGGTCGTAGACCACGGCGACGGAATTATTCATAAAACAGAACCAGCACAAACTATTTTCTTATCTAAATCGGGTTTGACTATTGAAGCTATAATTGAAAGACGCAGAATCGAAAACGATAACAGAGTGAATATCGATACATACGTGGACACGGATACTTTTAAATATCAAAAATCATCGAATCCGACATTATCGAATGATGCACTGGTTAAACAGGACCCAAGAATAGTTCTATCCATGAAGAAACCTACTAAAGAACAGATTGAAATCTATTATAATTGGGCTATTGATAATATGTATGCATATAAGTGGAATAAGAATCGATTACCATTGCCGCACAAATACCAAATATTATTGGTGAAAAAAGACCCAAACGATATACAGTATTTAGACAATCCACCGGCAACTGTTCAACAGGCAGCAGTTTTGACAGATTATATGTCATTATTCTATATTCAAAACACCCCGGACCCAAGTGCAGTTAACTTTGCACTACATCAATGTAATAAGGAACTACCAGGCTACCTACCACATTTCATATCAATTATAGAAAGACGGTGGCCAACACAATATCAAAATATAATTGCAAAATATAGGGGCAATAATGAAAATTAAAGAAATTACAGAATCAATATGACCTAGGACATAACGCAGGGGTGATATATCAATATGAACACCCAGACGAACCAATCGATACAACTTCAGATGCCGAAGAAGTCAATCCACAAAGACCAAGCTTTACTAACGGTAGACAACAAGCAGCTAGAATGATGAAAAAAGATTATACAGCAATCGGTGTTAATATCACTACAAAAGGCAAACGTGGATACCAAAAAACTAACTTCAATTATAAGTTTCCTAAAAGCCCAACTAATAACCAACCACCAATCGCATAAGAATAGGGACTTGGATCAAAAACCAGCGATGTACTCACTACATTCCTTCTATTTAACTAACCTCTAATTACTCTCTGATACTGAATGAGTATCTAAGAGTTTTACAGGTTCCACAAATTTCATCACACTCAGAAAAAATTTTTGCGCCGGAAAATTTTATAAGGTAATTAACACTTAATACACTTACTTTGTCAGCCAAATTTTTCTAATTTCAACAAAATAAAAAAATTTCCGGGAATTTTTGAAAAACGGTTTTCACTATACCCACTTAGTTTTTTACCCAAAATTTTCGGATTTTTTTCAAAAAAATTATCCGTCAGAAAAGTTGGGGGGAGGTACTTAAAGATTATGCGACTTGTTTTTCAACATATAGGGGTCTATTTTAGAAAATAAAATAGATAGAAAAATAGATAGAAAAATAGATAGAAAAATAGATAGAAAAATTGTTGATAAAATAGATAGAAAAATTGTTGATAAAATAGATAGAAAAATTGTTGATAAAATAGATAGAAAAATTGTTGATAAAATCAAGAAGTTTTTTGCACGGCTCCACAATTTTGTTGCGAATAATTCTCATTTACACGCCACCCCCCTATCAGAATTTTTTATTTTTGTCAAGAACTTTTTTTCACGCGATTGAAAAAAAGTTGGCACGATTCTTGCATAGCACCCCCACCCCCCCCTATCATATTTTTATTTTTTTGTCAAGAAAAAAATATATTAAAAATATATTATTTTATTACGCGATAACATAAAAATATATTATTATGTATATTACCCCCACCCCCACTCGATATATTCAGAACATATTAGTTTATCCTGAATATATCGCTTGGGGATATAATACCCTCTATCTATCAAACTCTAAAGAAAACCTGCCGTTTACTTGCCGAACGTGATAACCCCCAACGTAGGGGATAAAAACGAAGGCTGTACAGCCTTCAATCCAAGAGTCTTGGATTGAAGGACTACCATTAAAAACGGTAGCCAATAACCGCTTTGCGCGGTCTACCGCGTTCTGTTCTGTTTTAAATACTTTCATTTTTTTTAATCCTTACTTAATAGTTTATTGAAGGCTGGATATAATAGTATATCCAGCTAATTTATATTGAATGTTAGGCAGTTATAATCTGCCCTTTTATTTTTAGATATTTTATGTTTTCCAGCTTAACTATTCTGAAAATTGCTTGATGTTCAATGTTATTTTTAACATTGACAACCACGCCGCTAGTGTCTAGCGTTTTTTTCGCCTCTGCTGGGGTTTGATATTGCGCCACCTGTTCCCGTGTCGCAAGTTTACCGTTTATAAAATAATCCGCTTTAGAATTATTCCAAATTAAACTCAAATAATACTCATCCTTTGTATTATGTTTGCAAAGTGAATAAGTATCCAAGTGATGAAAGTACGTTGCTGTTTTTTCAAAACTTTCAGCGTTAGATGTTTTTAACACCTTGTTTAAATAAGGGTCTGTAGTGTCATTGATGTTATTAAATAACATCACCGAACCCGTGGATTGTTTTTCTATTACAATCCCCGCTTTTTTATTGGCGGCTGAAAGGCTAACAGGGGTTAGCGTTTCAATTTGACAAATTGTGCTACCTTTTACGTTATTCAAAGCGTTTTGAATTTTGTTAAACATTGTTTTAATCCTATAAAAAATTGATAATCCGCGCGGCTATATCGCGCGGGTCGTGTCCGTGTCCGTGTCCGTATTTTTAAAGAGCGTCTACCGTTGTAGGCCTTGAATTATACAGGATTGAAAAAAGCCGTCAATCTTTTTTTCATTTATTTTTAGGTGTGGCAAAGTCTACGCAAGATTATAAAAAATCGCGTATAAAGCACGAAAAACCATTGAGCCTATCAATGGCATTGATAAACAACAAAAACCGCTCAAAACGGCTCAGATTGCCTTTAATCTAAAATTGATAACGGATCACGCGATTACATAATCCCAGCGACAAAAAATGTCGTTCGAGAATGAGAATGATTATCAATCGCGTGAAACATCCCGTGAAACATCGCATCTGTACTTGATAATCATTATCAAGTACAGATGCGAATGATTATCGTTTAATCCAGATTTTGATCGGGATAAGCTTCGATCCCGTTATCCCGTAAAACCTTGGCATAGGCAATCGCCCCAGCATACAAGGTATCGACGTTTTGAACCATCATCCGCGCTGGATTATGCAAGGTTAATGCCTTGCTTGAATAAGATTTGTAAAATCCCAGCGCCAACAACTGTTTGCCTAATTTGGTTGATCCCTTCACACCGTAAACATTGACACGGGCGAACCCGCATGGTAGGTGGTCTTTGCCACCTAATTCTGAATTGAAATAATCAAGAGCCGCAGTTTTGGCGGCAGTAGTGGCTTGATCGTGGATAGTGTTAAAATCTGTCATGGTTTTTCTCCGTAAAGTTAAAGTTAAGGTGAGCCGCCATTATAGCGGCTCTGGTGGTTATGTCAAGCAATGATTTTAATAATCATCCCAGTGTTCAAGCCAACGATTTTCTGCCGCTTGCATTTGAATTGCGACTTTTGCTTCGTATGAAGCATCAAGAAAATTATAATACTCTTGAACGTGTGCATCCATCATAAAAACCTCGTTAAGTTATCAGGTGAACGTGTATTATATCGCGCCTATACACAATGTCAAGCGCGATTGTGCATATCAGAATATGCTAATATGCACAGCTAGCACATATCAGAATATGCTAATATGCACAGCTAGCATTATCTGATAGCGCTTCCAGTCTATTGACTTCGGCTATTGCATCAACTTCATTATCAAAGCTGGATAGCACGGTATCCATATAAACCGTGGTAGAATGTTCACTAACCGCTCTGTATGAATAGCGGCCTTCCCAAACAACAACGTCATAATAATACTTTGCCATGATAAAACTCCGTAAAAAAGAAAAAAATAAATCAGGTGAGCCGCCATTATAGCGGCTCTGGTGCGATTGTCAAGCTATTTCAGGCAATGGCAATCGCACCCGTGGGATTGCCAACTCTGGATACTCTTCGAGCCTTGAAAACCCAAATCCTAAAAGTGGACGTTCGAGCTTTATTTTCTCGCCTGAATATCGATTTTCGATTTCAGTTATCCAAGACGGATCTTTGTATTCCCACCATTTTTCAAAGGCATAGCCACGCCCGTTCCATACACAACAACGGGCGAATAAAACCCCGTCCGCTCTCATCGCGGCCTCTGCTCTTTGGCCTCTGCTGTTATAACCAGAGAAAAAACGTACTGCCGGTGCTGACTTAGCCATGATAAAACTCCGTAAAAAAGAAAAAAATAAATCAGGTGAGCCGCCATTATAGCGGCTCTGGTGGTTATGTCAAGAAAAATAATCATCCACCGCTTGATCTATTTTGTCCTGTTCGCGGCTGGTGATTTTACGTTCAAGCCAAGGCGCTGGATAACCTTTTCTATCCAGAATTTCACCATTCCATTCTGAATATCCCCCAGCATCCAAATCATTGGATGCACCACGACCGCTGGCATCCTGACGGTAATAATCAGACACACCGATCAGGCACGGGATACCCGCGATTGAATGGTCAATGGTATGTGAAAAAGTAGACTTTGCCATAAAATCCCCCGAAGGAAAGTGATTAAAGAAGCCGCTATTATAGCGACTTCAAAATCAATTGCAAGCTTTTTTATTCAAATTCAGTTTCGACTTCGGTTTGAACGCCTTTGAAGTCGTCCACGCTCTGACATGGTTCACCCACCAACAAAGCTACTTTGTAGGCAAATTCAGGATCGATGCCTAACGATACCATCAATCGTTTGCCAACTTCGCCAAAAAAGTATAATCTAGCGTTCCGGCCTTCAACCTGATCGGTCAAGTTTTCCTTTTCTTCCAATGACATATCAGCAATGGCACGAAGTAAAACTTCTAAACCAAGCTGTTGCATGGCAATTTGGTCATCGCTATCATCCCGCGCTGGGTTGATGTAATTCAATTGACGCGTAAATACTTCCCGCGCCATATCAACTGAAACATAATTTTGTTTTTTAGCCATGTTCATTACTCCGTTTGTATCGTTGAAAGAAAGGATAGTTTATCACACTTCTAGCCTTTGTCAATACTTAATGTTTATGGTCATCCCAACAACCAAACCCGTTGATATACACAAAGCCGCCACCTTCGGCCTTTGCTGTTGTGGCATTAGGTCTTGGCATTGTATTAGATATTTTTTGCACCTGTCTTGACGCATAGGCACGATATTGACCAGTGCGGTTTTCCTGTTCTTTGGCTTTACAGGATTTTGAACAAAACTTCCCCCAGCCACGTTTCCGATCAGCGATTCTAGCTTGAAAATCGCAATTGCATTTTTTACATTTTACCCAAACATAACCAGTTTTTGCGATTAAATCTGCCATGATTAAAACCCTCAATTCGTTAAGATGGTGCTATTGTCGCACCATCCCAATTACCTGTCAAGCTTTTTTTAATCCAATAATTCAAGCGTTAAAAAAACATAACCACAAATAAAACCCAAGGTTATCACAACAACCGCTATAAATTCAATCATTTTTTTTGCTCCGCTGTTTAATCGTAATCATCCACCAGATCACCGCAAGCAAGCCACAATAATCTGATTATATTTTGTTGATGGTCTTTTAAATCGCTTTGATCCCATGCACCATATTCTGATAATACACTACTCAAAATATCTTTGTCAATCAATTTTGTTTGTCTTTTGATTGACACCTTTTCAGATAATGCGATAACATCCATTTCACATTCACCTGTATGACAAGCTTTTTTCGCATTGTTCAAGGTGATATTCAATTCAATACGACCGCAGGATGATGTCCACCACATATTATTTGCTCCGCTGTGTTAAGTTAGGTGCATTATACAGCTAGCATAATGCACCTGTCAAGCCTTTTTTAATCGAAAGTTATAAAGGCAATTTGGCAAAGTCCCGCTGGTCTGATTTCAATCATATCACCGAAGTCATGTACCTTGGATTTGATGCCATTGAATCCAGTCGCTTTTTTCGCGGCTCTCACAATAGCCAATCGGCTATCGGTCTTAACTTCTAAGGCATGACGGCGAACCCACGAATAATTTGACTCTCCGCCGAAGGTGTCGGTATGTTCTACTTTGATTGATACTGCCATTTGATTTGCTCCGTGTTAGTGAATAAAGGTGCATTATACAGCTAGCATAATACACCTGTCAAGCGTTTATGCAAATTCTATTTCACCAGTATAGTTATATGGTTTATCCCATTTGCCGATTTTGATGTCAATATACCAACCGACATCAAAATAATCGGTCATGATGTCAGAATTATCATGATTGCCGGTCATCATTGCCGCCTTCAATTCTAGCAGACAATCTTTAGCACGTCCAGTAAAATGATCCGCAATCCAATAGGTATTAACGCTGATATGACCATGACCACTATCTTTCAAAAAATCAATATCACCACTTGAAATTGTAACAATCAATGATGAATAATTATCTACTGAAATTGAACCTTTTAGGTTATATTTTTTCAACACCGCTTTGATTGCTGGTGTCAATTCTTTTTTTCTATCTTGGCTCATGTATGCCATTTGATTTGCTCCGGTGTTGTTGATAAAGTGCTATTATCTCAATTCTAATAGCACCTGTCAAGATTTTATTTTAATATAGCGTGGCTATTTCAAGTGGTTTAAAAGCTGAGAAACGATCCCCGCCTAAATTGCGTTTGCAACAATCACAAGGCTTATGCGAGAAACCCAGCTCTGCACCACCAAAGAACGCATCTTTCGTGCCTTCAATGATAGCATAATCGATTTCTTCGGTGCTGTCAACTGGTAATTCGCCATTCGCGATTAATTGAATGCAATCTTCACAAACTGCTAATTCTAAAACTTCCATTACTTTGCTCCGGTGTTGTTGTTAAGATAGGTGCATTATAGATTGTTATAACGCACCTGTCAAGCCTTAAATGTAAAAATGAATTCTATTTGGGTCGGTATCAATAAAGCATTGATCGGTAGTCCCAGCATGATAATTCTCGAAGGTATCGCCGTGCTTATCAATAAATCTATTAGCTTTGCCTATAAATTCAGGATTGATGCCAGCTTGAAATTTGGGATCAATTTCATTAGGAAATAGATAATTAAATCCTTTATAATTGCCTGAATTATGCAATATACGTTCAACCATATATCTATAACCATTGACAAAATCCGATGATACATTATTTGGATCATAGGTTTTAAAAAACTCGTTGGCTTCGGCTACCAGTATTGATACTTCAATTGTTTTTCTTGCCATTTGATTTGCTCCGATTGATTAAGATAGGTGCATTATAGATTGATATAACGCACCTGTCAAGAAATTAAATATAATCTTTATACATCTCGCGATTGAACAAAGAACCATTGTTCTCATCAACTAAACCGCGTAACTTAACAAAAAACTTGTCAAAGGCTTTGGATGCTTTTTTCTCATCACCTGTAAACTGTCTAAAACCTGTTTTAAGGCGCTTAATGGCAAGATATGATCCAGCATCAGGTTTTAAATCTAAGCCGCCTTGTAAATAACTGACTTCCATTTTTTCCAGATTATCACCGGATAAGAAAATAAGCCACTGGTGAAACATCGGATCATTTGGGCGAATCTTATTCGATACATCATTCAAATCACCAATCAAGCCACACCGAACATTGATTTGATGACCGGATAAGCCTTGATCCATAAAGGCACTAAAATAGCCTTTCGGAAACTGTGTTTTAAATGATTGTTCAAGGTCGTTGATCAATGATTGTGACATCTGGTTTGCTCCGTTTGGTTAAGATAGGTGCATTATAGATTGATATAACGCACCTGTCAATAATTATTTTACATCGACCAGCTAATTTGCGACAATTCACCAGTGATGATATTACCACGAGAAAAGTTTTTTGCTGGTGCTTTAAAACTAGCGGCTTTTAAAACATCACCCGCTTTAAATTTACCGCTGTCAGCTTTAACGATAAAGCTGTGAACAGAACCATCTTTAATTACTTTCAGATATGATTTTCCTTCGTCAACTCGAACACTGGCATTAAAATGATCGATTGCCGCTTGATTGTTATAGCCCATAACATTACGATGCCAATTAGCATAATCGGCTTTGATGACATTCAAATAGTTTTCAACTTGTTCTTTGGTAATGCTCATTTTTATTGCTCCGTTTGGTTAAGATGGTGCTATTATCGCACCATCTTTTTAACTTGTCAAATTTGTTTTAAAAATACTTGATCGCTTGATAACTTCGCTACTTGCCACCCGTGGCTTTTTAATAACGTGTTATAATGTTTTTTCGGATACATCGGATCAAGACTCAATTCACCCGCTGAAAATTCGGCTATAACTTCGTTTGTTTCTGTTATAACACAACGACTGGTTGCCTGAGAAGCTGGCAATCCTGATTGGATTTGAAATTTTACTTCTATCATCGCTATTGCTCCGTTTGGTTAAGATGGTGCTATTATCGCACCATCCCAAATTACTGTCAACTATTATTTTTGTCTGCGATAAACCTTGATCGATGGATTATATCCATCATGGTTTATTAAACCTTCACGGACATAATCACGGTCACATGATGGTAAATAAAAAACAGTGTTGATCAATCTGCCGTACAAATAAACATTCCAAGCGGCCATCGTTGTTGCTCCGGTGTTGTTAAGATAGGTGCATTATAGATTGATATAACGCACCTGTCAATAATTATTTTACATAGCCCAATGATCGCCATTGGTCATACGTGGTGTAATCATTAAAAACCACAAACTGACCAGCATTAGCGACAACATGCGCCACTGATATTTTTATTTTTCTAATTATGGCATTAGGGAAAGCTTTTTGGGCTTCATATCGTGTGCTGAAATAATTCATTTTTCTGCTCCGTCAATGTTTAAGATGGTGCTATTGTCTCACCATCCGGTAAACTTGTCAAATCCTGTTCGCAAATTTCAATGATTTGACACCTAATTCTATCTTTAATTGCAATTGTTTCGATTAACGGTTGAATTTGGTAAACCGTTTCATATTCGCCCATTTCAAATTGAAAAATTTCAATTATTGTACCAACTTTTCCAACATTTAATTTTAAATATGGTAAAAGTTCAAGGTCATCACCATAATCACCGTCCATTGATTTTACTCTAACTCTATCACCAACTTTAAATTTTGACATGATATTTGCTCCGGTGTTGTTAAGATGGTGCTATTGTCGCACCATCCGGTAAACTTGTCAAATCTTTTTATGCTGTTTCGTTTTCGTAAAATTCGGTAATTTCAGCTAATAGCGAATCAATATCATTCAAGGCTTGTTGGTGTTG